AAGCTACCAAAAGAAGAATTGCAAGAGGATCAAAAACAACAATAATGATCATTATAACTGCACGTACAGCTTTATCTATGAAATTTGGATCATCTTTTGTGTATAAAGCCTCGGCAATATACTTGATGGGACCAATTTCTGCCGCTAACTTATTTTCTTCTGAAAGTAAAGGCAATTTCTTTTCGTTGATTTCTTTTAATTCTTGTTGAGCTTCCTGTATTTGTTTATCAATTTTTCTTGATGCTGTTGCAGGATCACCAGCTCTTTTAAGTAAGTAATCAAGCCGTTCTTTAACAATGTTTTCTTGTTGTTGTAATGTTTTCAGTTGAACTGTATTCGCACCTAAAACAACATTCGTTTCCAAATGTGCCTTCGATAGGTAACCAAAAATGCCCATCGAGGTGATCAACATCAACAATAAAACTGCAACAAAAAAATAATAACGCATTAAACGTATAGTTTCGTTCCAGTTATTATACAACCAAGAAACAGTTACTAATTTTGCCAATTCTAAAGTTGACCCCATGATGACGATAGGCCAAAACGAACCTGGAAATATTTGAGCCAATCCTATTACAGAATAATAGGCAGCAACACCAGATAAGGCTATTGCTGTTAGAAATGGAAAAATTACTTGTAACATTATCCAAAGAAACTTTCTATAGAATTTTGTTTTTCGACTTGCCAACTCAAACAATCTAAAATAACTTTGACGGGTTCGACAAACGCTTTATTAAACTGTGTTTCATAATCAATATAGTCATCCAAATTAAATTCTTTTGGTAATCTACCAGGATAAGAAATCACATCTTCTTTAAAATGATTTGGCACTTTTAGATAGGTAAATTTGAGTTTCTCACCTTCTTGTATCAAAGGATACTTTTTAACCAAATCATATTGTTTCAGATAGTGATTGTAAAGAATTGCACCACGAACATGAATAGGTGTACCTTTCTTATACATCATAACAGAATCGGAGTATTCAGTCAAGCCATTCAAACCTCTAGGAAAAGAAATATCTTCAGGTGGTAACTTTTTGAATTGTTCTCTGAAGTTTAAAATAAACTCCTGAACATCTGTTTCTGTTCCCTTCATCATCAACTGAATAACTTCTTTCATCTTCTCACGAATCGCAGCAGGCGTAGATGATTTGACCATCTCAAGACCCATCACTTTGATTTGTGGTTCTTTATATTGAACACCTTCGTTGTTGTACACATTCAGAATGTATCGTTTCTTTGCGGTCCAGATTCCTTTGTCAGAAAGTCCTTCACGTTTCATTTGCATTTTTTGGGAGTACGCATGAACATACGCAGCAAGGTCTTGATAGCTCTTATCAATAAAAGGTTGTATTTTCTGTTCGCAGACTTTATCCATGAAGGAGATGATTGCATTAGGATCCGATTTATCTTTATACACCGTATTAACAAGCTCACCAAGGCGGAGATAAATCGAATCTGTATCTGAGGCGATAACGTAATCTTCATTGTTCGTTTTTAATAATTTATTCAAGTAACCATTTAATGCTTTTTCAATCCAACGAATACTTAGTTGACCAGCCGTGGTGACACCCAAGGCCATACGCAAATCATAAAACCGAAAATATTGAGAACCCAAAGCACCATAAGCACTATTGAGTGATACCTTTTTAGCTAACTGTAGATTATCGTATCTAGCAACAAGGTTTTTAATTTCACGTTTCTTAGATTCATCAGTTTCATTTTCATAATCTTGTTTTGATTTCAACATCAACTTTTTAAATTTCTTTCGATCTTCATACATTTCTTCCAACATCTTAGGAAGAAAACCTTGTATGTCAGTTCTAAAAAATTGTCCGTTAGGAGTTAAAGTAACATCGCTCAATTTACTAGTATCTATGTCACCATTAATTAAACGATCAACTGTCACAACTTGTCCTAAAACACCACGCATTTCATCTGTGTATTCTTCAGGATCAATCAATGTTTCAGGTGAAATGTTATACTGCATCATCAAATGCGGATACAGAGAATTCAAATCGAATGATGCGACCCAATCATGTGCGCCAACTTGTGGTTCTTTTACATATGCACCTTCAAAAGCTTCAGTTTTATTTTTTATAATTTTTGGTGGTACAATAATATTTTTCTCAAACAAGTAAGAATAGATTAGAGAATCCCACATTCTTGTTTGTGCAAAGATATCTTCATAGTTTGTTTTTGTGTCATATGCCAAAGTCAAACCAAGTTCAATCAATTTCAATTTGTTTTCAAGTTCAATGACAAGTTCAACGTCAACAATGTTATACTCAATAAACTTTTGGAAGTTTAAACGATAAAGTTGGTGAAGATTATCATACTCCGAATAATCAATCTTCTTCTTACCAAGTTCTACGTGAGCAATATTATCAAGGCGATATGATTCTTGTGATTTTCCACCAGGCGCATACCACTTGTATAGTTCAATGTAGTCGAGTACAGCTATACCTGTTAGATCGTAAGAGGTCACATTTTTACCACGAATAACTTTCTCACGAGCATAAACATTATTCCAAGGTGAGAGTTTTCGAGTATTATCTTCACCTAGAATACGATTGAAACGATTCACCAAATAAGGAATATCAAAGAACTTAATGTTCCAACCGGAGACAACATCGGGAGAATCTTTTTCCCAATCAGTTAGAAATGTTTTACACAATGTATATTCATCACGGCATTTAATGTAAGTTACATTTTTACCTTTATTTGTTTCATCTTTTTCTTTATCATACTCACCGCAACCATAAACAACCATGTCACCATTCAAACTACGAATAGCGATAGCAGTAATTGGTTCAGTAGCTTTATATGGATCTGGAAAACCATTTTCTGATCCGACCTCAATATCGATAATACTTATTTTGAGTTCATCGATATTCCAGTCAATCATTCCTGGTTGTGTTTCAGCAATGAAGGCATATTCAAAACTAGAGTTACCAAATATTTTAAAGTTTTGTACATCTTCATATTTTTTGGCGAAATCTCGAGCTGAACGCATATTCTCAAACTTTTTAGGTTCGAGATTATCTCCAGAGAGCGTTTTCCATTCTGTGTTTTTATTGACGGGCAAAAACAAAGTCGGAGCGTATTCGATTTTCATCTTAACTCTCCGACCGTTCTTTACACCTCGAAACAGAATATTACTTCCGTATGTTGATACGTTGGTGTAGTATTGTTTCATTTAAGAAATGCTAGATGCGATTTGAATACCCGATCCAAAAATTCTGTTATATTGATTTTCAAGGTCAACAATTGGACTATTGATAGTAAGAATATCACTATTTTTTATTACAATTCCAGTTTTAAATTCTTCACTATACTCTAAGAAAGGAGAGAAAGCAATACCACCTTCTTGATTGGAAGCTGATGGAGGAATAGAAACCACTTGCACAGGTTCTTTTATAATAACACCGATATCACCCTCATCTAAAACTTTTGCTAACACCGTGTGATTTGTTTTGAATGTAATTAATTTTATTGTCATTATACTTTGATCTCCATTTTAGAATCATATACATCAAGCGTCAGCCAACGCTTGGGAAAGAGCATCTCTCTACCCACAAAGTCTTTCATATCATAGGTTGGATCATCAACCAAGCCAATGAGCTCAACCTTATCATCATAATCCCGATAAAAGAGATCATACTTATAAGCCTTAGGAAGTTTTGTGTTATCACTCAACAGTTTTTTGATTACTTCGTTTAGCATTTATTGCTCCTCACTTATTAATAAATTTAGTAAAATCTGGTGGTTGCCAACCTTCGGGTTTCAATATCTTACCATCTTCTCTTTTTAAAATCTTCTGAGTTTTCCTATCAATCTTTCTTAGATTACTTAAGGCACCCTCATCCCAGATTCTTTCACAACTCCAACCTCTAGATAACATATAACCAACGATGACCCATATTGTATCAAAACATGCGTCAATTGTCAAGACATCATCGGTTAATTGCCTAGCATCTAATAGTTCTTGGTATTCTTCTCTAATCAAATTCAAGTACAACTCTGCCTGTTCGTTATTATCTTTACCAACAGTTTGTTCTCCAGCCAGCATAAACGTTGCCACATCCGTGAATACTTTAGTCATAGTATTTTCCTCATTTCAGATTCATAAGTTCTTTGCCTCAATTCAGAAGAACTAAATCTATGTGTCCTTGAATTATAATATGTTTTTATTCCTCTTACATCACATATATCTTTTCCTGTTAAATGTTTATCTTTATATTCTTCACCACAAATTCTGATAGTGATAGGAAGAAACATTAACAAATCTTCTAAATCTTTTTCCGTTTCATACACAATAATCTCATCAACAAATTCAACAGCAGATAATTGGACAAACCTTTCTACGATACTTTGAACTGGTTTATTTTTTGTTCCTGGTCTATCAACGGTTGGATCAGTTTGTAATCCTACAATTAGATAATCACAAATTTGTTTACATTCTGCAAGCATCAATATATGACCTGCATGAAGAAGGTCGAAAGTAGAACAGGTAAAACCTACAGGTTTTCCTATCATATTATCGGGTAACACTAACATATTTTTCACCTTATTTTAATTCTGAAGAATATAGTCATCTGAAATTTTCATCACCTTTATACCACACTTTTCTAAAAATTTTAAACCACTATCATCTCTGTACGCTTCTTTATAAAAGACTCTAATTATTCCAGATTGGTGTATAAGTTTAGCACAATGAATACACGGAGCATGAGTGACAAATAGATAAGAACCTTCTGTTGAATTTGTAGATTTGGCTACTTTAGAAATGGCATTTGATTCTGCATGAATAACTTCATCTTTTGTGATCAATTTATATCTTTTGCCACGATCTTCATATGGCCACTGTTGTTCTATTTCTTCAACATTTAATTTATCTACATTATCAACTGGCATGTATTCTTTTTTTTCACAGGCGTTTATCCAACCTGATGGCATGCCGTTGTAACCTATACCTATGATCGTATCTTCTTTGACAATAACAGCACCAACTTTCAATCGTTCAGCTGAAGATAACTGAGCATAAACTTCAGCCACTTTCATATGAGCCCGAATGAACTTTTGTTTCATTCTTCAGTCTCAGCCTGAACAATTTTAGTTTTGTGTTTTCTTTTTTCTCTAGGTGGTTCAACTGATCCTAAGATAATACCCTTTATCATTAGGTTTTTGAAGTCACTTCGCTTTTCTTTCGACATTGTAGCGAGTAAACGTTTTGTTTCTTTCGGTAAACGAAAGCTTTTATCTTTTTTCATCATATAGATTTTCTCCATAAATGGGGCCAAAGGCCCCATGTTTTAAGCTGCTTTTACTTCTTTTTTGTTTTCTTGAAGAAGTGTTGGCTCAAAGAACTTTAGTTCACTTCCAATTTCAATACGTTTTGGTTTCTTATGTTCTGGAATAACATTGATAAGACCAATACGTAAAATACCATCTTTGATTTCTGAACTATGTACTTCAACAGTATCAGCAATGGTAATATTTTTAGTGAATGAACGTGTAGCAATGCCACGATGTAGATATGTAGCTTGACCCATATCTTCATTCTGTTTCATTCCTACAATCTTTAATGAACCCTCTTGTCTTGTAATTTCAATTTCATCTTTCGAGAAACCAGCTACAGCTAGTTCAACGATATAACGACTATCATCAACTTTAATAATATTATGGTGTGGGAAAGTTGAAGGCTTTACTTCTTCACCCAACATTTTTTCCACATCACGTAGAAAATTTTCAAAACCAAGAGTTTGATGGAACAAAGGTCCAAAAGCAATACGTCCTACTGTCATATATTTCTCCTTAAATAAGCAAGTTAATAAAAACGTGACCCGTTAGGCATCACGACTCTTTGGCGACCACAAATGCTTGTCGATTCACCAAAAAAGTTCTTTGAGGATTTAATTTTTGAAAGACACGAATAAATTCATTGGTGCCCTCTCTAACAAAATCATCGTAATCTCTAGTATATACTTCTTCTTTAGTATATTTGTTTACTAAACGTGTAATCTTTTCTTTCATTTTTTATCACCATAATCTATATTATATAGTAACTCTTTAAAAAAGTCAAATGAATTTTAATCTTTTTCTTTTTTACCTATGTTATACTTAGGTATAAGTTCCCAATCATCTTTTTCTTTAAAAGAAATAATTTTAATTTGATGTATCGGAGCCAGATTATCTTCAATTACTTTTCTATTTAAAATCTTAACTAAACCCCATTCTTCAAGTAAATTGGCAATCGCATTACGTCTTTGTATATCATTCTCAGTAATGTTTGATGGTTTACCATCAAGTGCAAATAACTCTTTAAAATGTACGATATAGTACTTACCTTGTTTATGCAATATATGGCAAGATTGGTATAACACTTTTTCTTTTCTGGAAGAAACTCCAATTCTAGTTAGAGTTTCTCTCACTTTCAAAAAATCATCTTGTTCCTGCAACTGCACTTCTACGAATTTATTAATATCTACCATGTCATTTCCTCAATCCACCAGTTTCTATTTTTTGTTTTAGGAATTGAATTTGTTCTTTGCTCAGTAGACGTAAAACTTCTCTGGCTTTCGTGGATGAAAGGTTATAGACTTGTTGTATACATTCTATATCTTCACTTTTTTCAGATTTAGCCCACTTCGCAAAAGGCCTCTTTCTTGACCTTATGGTATTTAGTAAAAAATCATTCTGCATCTTTTTGTCGATGAAGTGTCTAGAATTCATCTCATTTGCAAACATTAAGCAGTCCATATGGTAGGATAGACTGCGATTAGTCAGAAATGGAGAATATTCCTTCTCAGTTACTTCATCGACAATTAGATTCTTTTTACCTTGTAGAATCTGGTTTACATAATCGAACGGACTCATCAGTAGAACCCAATTTTAGTTTCAACCTTCGGTGTCTTATTTTGAGAATGAAAGATTTCTGCAAGAGAGTAATCACCTTCAGATTTTTTGTTAAATTCAACTTTGAATTTCTTAGCAATCTTCTTAGCTTGTTCTTCATTATAATTTTCAAAATGAAGAATATCAAAGCAACGACCAGCACGAATCAAAGCAGGATCAATATCTTTTACAGATGGTAGGTTGGTAGAGAAAATTAATTTCTTACCTTGAATGCCTACAAGACCATCGCCTACGTTTAGGAAACGATGCATCATTGTATTACCTTCTTTACGAGACATTAGAAAATTATCTGCATCTTCGATAACCATTACACTAGCATCATCTTCAAGAAAACGAGCAAACACGAAATCTCTTTCAAGAATTTTTTCATCATAAGTTACAACAGCATTTTTCTTTAGATGATGCAATAGACCACGAATAAAAGTTGTCTTACCTGTTCCTGGTGGACCAATCAAAAGTAGAATCGATGCTGAAGATTCCATGAATCTATCATAGTAATTTCCAATAGTTTCATCTTTCAAAAAAGGATACATTTCAGCAATGGGCAAACGGTCCGCTGTCAAAGGAATTTGAACAGAACTGCCATCACCAGAATAAATCCATTCGATGTGACAAGTAGCAGTATGAAAATTCTTCGAGATAAGTTTTTTGTGAAACTCAACAAACTCCAAACTACCGCAGATTTTAATTTCAACAGAGTTTGAGTTTACAGAATAGTCTATGAACCCCACTTCTTTTCTATCTATGATAAGGCCGGCATCTTTACTAAACTCAATGATCTGTAGATCAGTATAAGCTTTTCTAGAAAAGGAAATCCATGATTTATAATCAGCAACATAAATCTGTTTATCGGAAATTGTTTTTAAACCAAGTCGAGTTCTTTCATCAACGATCTTGGAAATATAGTGATCATTGAGTGAAACACCACTTAAGAAAAATTCTGGACGTTGCTCTACTGCCGAAAAATCAGTATCTTCATCACTTGTAAAAACTAAACCATCATTATATTTTCTGCCCACTTCACTTTTCCTTTCAAAGTCATATTTTCTTTTCTCACGTTTCTTTCTAAAACTTTTAGAAAGTCTATTAAATCTAGCACGTAGAGGAGCTATATCATCATCAAAATCGGACATATTTCACTTTCAAAAAACCATTCTAGCTAAACCAACAGTATCAATGGCTGTCAACAAGATATAGTTGGCAAGCATTCCAAAACTCTTACGAGTGTAAGCAGCCCAAGCATAGACAGCACAAGCAGTAATCCACATAGGATATAAAACCATAAGGGGAGGATCTGGTACGGTAAATGCCATGATAACACTACACCCAATACTGATGACCCAAGCAAAAAGCTCGGCAGCAAAGCGAAAAGGATATGAGTTAAAGTCATTTTTTATCCACTTCCATATGTCGAAAAATAAATTGTTCACTTTGTGAATTCACATTCAACCATTAGTTCAGTCAAACAAGCGACCATATTAATTTCTTGGTCAGCAACAAAGGCTTGTTTATATTGATAGTCTGCAAGAATCAAAACAGCTTTTGGTATTGAATTTGGTTTCATTACATCATATAGTGAATCGTAAAGTTTACGATACAAAGTATTACCATCAATTTCAGTTGTACCAACCCATTTACGAATAGCAGTAAAATCTTTTTCAGTAATATGTTTTACAATCTCTTTTAGAGATACATCACCGATCTGTGCAAGAATACCAGTGTCAATCTTTCCGAACTGAGAATATCTTTGCAATTCATTTATTACACGGCGAAAATCTGGAAAGTGTTTCTTGATAAGTTCAGCAACAACTGTCTTATCATAGTCAATATTTTCACTTTGCAAAACCATCTCAATTCTCTTGTGGAACTGAGAGGCCATCTTGATCTTTTCACCGTTCTTTAGACCAAAATCAATTACAGCGCAACGACTATGCAATGGTTCAATGATTCGATTTTTGTAATTACAAGTAAAAATGAACGAGCAGTTGCCTGCAAATTCTTCAATTGCATTACGCAAAGCCGGTTGAGTTGAATTTGGATTTAGATAGTCTGCTTCATCGATGATAATGACCTTACGACCACCAGCAAATGACATTGAAGAAGCATAATTCTTTATCTTGGTTCTAAAAGTATCAATGCCACTTTCATCAGAACCATTGATTATCATGAAGTCGCAACCGATTTCGTTGCACATTGCTTTGGCTACGGTCGTCTTGCCTACGCCCGCTCCGCCACTCAACAGTAAATTGGGTATTGTCTTTTGATTGACGTATTCCTGAAAAGGTTGCCTCAGACGTTCCGGAAGAATACAATCCTGAACCGTCTGAGGGCGATACTTTTCTGTCCACAACAAATGTTCCATAATCACCTTTCACATAAATCATAATATATTATAACAAAAAAAGAACTGTTTGTCAAACTTTAATTAAAGTTTCTTCACCAGCTTTAACGTCTTGTGGTAGAAAACCTTCAACTTTCCACGGAAAAGATTTGTTTTCTTCATAATATTTCATAACATCCAACAGAGCAGTTTCAAGTTTTTGGAATTGCATCATCATTTTCTCACGCTTTTCATCCAAAGGATATTTTTCTGTAGGTGATTTTGTGTGACAAATAAAATATGAAGGTGATCCTGTTTCAGAAAACTTTTTAGCTGCACTCATAACATATTCATATTCATAACCTTCTAAAACCGACCAACCATATGAATTTCTTTTCTTATCAAATTCACCTTGTGTTACATAGTTAGTTTTTTTCTGAACAAAACCATTAACGTCACTTGCAGTATAGGTAACAATATCAGAATAAACTGAAACTCCATTTTTTTGCATATTACGAACAACATCACGAACAACTTTTGCTTTAGTGTTATGATGCATATTCTTGCAGTGTGCATCCAAGTACGCACGAATACTGTCGGAGTTTGGTGCTACAATTTTCGACATTCTATCCAAAAGACGACATATAATGTTTACAGCATCATCTTCACTTGTTTCTTGGTGTGGAGCATGATCGTTTTCTTTCAATTGTAGTGTTCGTAATGAATCTTCATAAGTAGAATATTTGTTACCAGTGATTTCATATACATCAAAAATCCACATAGTATATCCAAGAATCATAAAAGCTTCCCAACGGTGTTGTCCTGCAACCAATTCATATTCATAAATGTGGCCATCAATTTGTTGCACCTTCTCACGCACCAACGGAGGACATTGTGCGTAACTTATTCCGTTTCTAAAAGATTCAGATAATCTTTGGATGTTATTATAGTTTTTACCTTTTTTTCTAACAGGATTGTCTTTGATTGGTGGAACATAAATTTTATCAATAGGAATTATTTTTCTATCGATAAATTTTACACCAGGTGTTGTGAAATGTCCAAAGGTAACTTTAGACGGATCGAGGGTATTGATATCAAACATAAACTTCTCCTAAAAATTCATACTTGGAGACCAAACGTCAACCGTTAAGTATGAGTGGGTTTAATATCTCCCACACATGTGGGAGATTGTACTACAAAAATTATTTAGTCTTTTCAAATTTAGAACCGGCTTCAGTAGTAATCCAATACTGAAGATTCTTGTTCTTGTTTTTGAAGTGCGAAATGCCCTTAGAAGATAGAGACACTTCATATGTACCAGAAATCATTTTAAGATTCTCTGTCTTAAAGATCATTCGATACTTATCACCATTACCATCTGCAATTTCAATTGAGTCTGTATGTGCAGAATCATTTTGCAAATCAATCGTGCTGACGAATACTTTTTCACCATCAGATTCAATCGCAATATGTGGTGAAGAAAGAACTGCTGCTGCACGAAGTACCCAATCAAAATCTTCAGCATTAAGAGTGAATCTAATCTCTGGGTCAGGCATTACAATATTCTTTTCTGGTGGAACCACAATCATAGTGGGTTCACAAAATCGATATTTGATTTTACTACGGCCTTTCAAACCAGAAATAAGAATATTCTTATCTTCAAAGTTTAGAGTTGGATCATCTTTATGTAAAGAGATAACTGAAAGGAAGTTATTCAAGTCATAAACACCAAAGTCAACTGGAAAACTTTCGTCAACAGTCACTTCTGCCATAATATTTTTTTGTGGCGAAACAGTTTTAATTGTCTTGCCTTGTTTGAAATAAATCCCCTGATTGATTGAAGCAAAGTTCTTCAAAAGATTTATTGTGTCGGAAGATAGTTTCATTTTTCTACTCCATAATTAATTTGTTCATCAACAGAATACAGTATATCATGTTCATATAGAAACATGAGGCAACAAAGAGCATGAGCTAAGTGATGTTTACCAGATTCAGGATCTAATTTCTCACCTTTTTTCCAAGCCCAAACATGGCGTTCTAATGCATCAAAATATCTGCGCTTGGAATCAGGCACTTTTTTCCAATTGTCTCTTTCATACTTTTGAGCACCAAATGTAAGTACATCAACAGTAGCTTCAAGAGCAAGAGGAGGTAACAAACCATATTCTAGTTTGTTACCATCATACTTACGACCAATCGATATATCTCCAACATTTTCAGCGTCAACGATAAATTCATCGTTGCTTATGTACATTTTATCGTAACCCATCTTACAATCTACCAGTAAGTTCAGCAACCTTTGGCATGTTGCCGGTAAATGCATATGTGCCGATATGCTGAGTTTTCATCCAAGGACAGAGATAAATTTCTCCACCAATCTTACGCCACAGTTGGCAGAACATATAATCTTCACTTAGATAACGATCTGATCCACCGCCTGTTGCAGAATCAATAGTATCAATGATAGTATCAAAATAGGCATGAATGTAACGTGAACCATCAAAGTGTGCTTGTCCAATATGATCTGGTTTATAACGCAATTGAGGATAAGCTTTTTCAAGTTTTCCAAAAACATCACGTTTAATCATCATGAAACCTGTTCCAATTTCCAAAACTTGAAGTGGTTCAGTTACAGAAAATTGTTGTGTGCCTTTTACAACATTGAAAACATACTCACCAACTAATTGTTCCAGTTCTCTAGGTTCCATTTCTGTATGTTTACGAGCTGCGTGAGCAATATTACCCCAATTGACAGATTTTTTAGGATAAGGACCACCAATAACATCTTTGTCGAGAGCCATTAATGCTAAAACATCTTGTGGATTGAAGTGAATATCTGAGTCGATAAACAACATGTGCGTACAATCTGAACGGAGAAATTCATCCGTCAAATAGTTTCTTGCTCTTGTAATGAGTGATTCGTTGAAAAGAAAAGAAAACTTAACATCAACACCATATCTAATCATCAAAGTTTGAAGGTCGAGACAAGATTTTGCATAGAGGCCATGATTCATGCCACCATACATTGGTGTAGCTACGAAAAGTTTATTCTTTTTCAATTCATCAAGTTTGATTTGTATTTCCATAGTTTGTCCATTGTATAATAAAAAAGAGAGGATATGAATATATATCCTCTCTTTGCAGCGTTTTTAAAACTTAAGAGGTAATCTTAAGCAAAAGCGCGCTCTCCTTGAGCACGAATAGCTGCAATACCTTCAGCAACCATACGCTTAGTTGGAGTG